GGTACGTAGACGTTGTACCGGAGTTTCATGCACCGGAAGCATGGCGTAAACGTGCGCCAGATAAGAAACAAGGTTCACTTGATGAAACATTTGAAGGCAGAGACGAAGAAAGATTTGACATAAAATACTGGGACTTGTTAGAGAAAGTTAAAGCAATCTATGACAACATGATCGCCTGTGGTGTAGCACCGGAGCAAGCCCGTATGGTCTTACCACAGTCCATGATGACGGAATGGTACTGGACTGGCTCACTGGCAGCCTTTGCCCGTGTGGTTAAACAAAGGATATCCAGTGACGCACAGTACGAATGTCAAGTGATTGCACAAAAGATAGACCAAGTGCTTGCAGTGAGTGAGGAAGTAAGCTATTCTTGGGCATGTTTAATGGAAAGGGAGTAATCATGAATAAAGAAGATATGGACTTGACAAGCCCTGTGGAGGGTTATATGTCACTGGAACAACAGAAAAAGATGGCTTTAGAGTTAGCATACGACGAGTTGCACAGTTTGCGCTTTAACGAGCTACATGCTATGCTTAGAGACTTTTTAATGCAGAAGTATCGCTCTTTGTCACCTATTGAGCTTACGGATATGTACGAGAAGAGATTCTGGTACATGATAGGAGAATAATCATGAGCAGATGCAGAGCCTGTAATAATGCTATGACGGATACTGAGATGAAACGAAAAGATCCTCACAGCGGAGACTATACAGACTTGTGCAGTGCATGTTTGGTGGTGTCCATTGAAGCCTTGCTTGAACTGGACGGTATGGTAACGGACATTGAGACAATTCAATTATTAGACGAAAGGGGGGTTGACTATATATCTGAAGACGATATAATAAGCTTTGTCCAACAACGGGACAGTAACTTTGAAGATAACTACTAATGGAGTAATTGTTATATGAATCAGAAACACATTGCTGAAGGTACAGTGGCCTTTCAATCACTGAGAAAGCATGACGAGTGGCAAGGACAGTCCACTGGTAAATTCACACTCACTTTGAGCTTACCGGAGGACGTAGCTGAAGCTCTACAGTCTGAAGGTGTAAAACTTAAGGACTACGAAGGAACTGCTCAACGTAAGTTTAGCAGCCAGTACACGGTTCCTGTGCTCAATGCGGACGGTACACCCTTTGAAGGTGACGTAACCAGAGGCTCTCATGTACGTATCCTGTACAGTTATGGAAAACCTCATCCCGTACACGGTACTTCAACCTATCTTGACAGGGTGAAAGTCTTAGATCTTGCGGAGACGACTCTCAGCGAATCACCGGAAGATTTCTAAGGAGAACCTTCTCATGTCTGATAATAAATTCACAAGGCATGAGGAATGTCCTCAGTGCGGTAGTAAGGACAATTTAGGGAGGTATTCAGACGGACATGCGTACTGTTTTACCTCCGATTGTGACTACTTTGAACCTGCTACCGACACTTTGGAGACTACATCCTCATTTACAAATGGAACCTATCAAAAGGTAATGGTAACGGAAATGACTGGAGTAATAGAAGCTATACCGGACAGGCGCTTGTCCAAAGAGACATGCAGCAAGTTTGGTGTGCGTATAGAGTTTGACCAGAAAGGTAACATTGCGAAACACCACTACCCCTTCAAAGATGCGGACACAGGAGAGATTGTCTGTACCAAAGTACGTATCGTGAAGGACAAACAATTCATGATTAACGGTACTTACGGCAACAATCTGGGCCTGTTTGGTCAAGACACTTGTAGAGGTAAAGGTAAGTTTATTACCATTACTGAAGGTGAACTGGACTGCCTATCGGTATCTGAAATGTTTGACAGGAAGTGGGACGTAGTGTCTTTACGAACTGGTGCGGCATCAGCAGCTAAAGAAATAAAGGAGCAGCTAGAGTGGCTGGAAGGCTACGACAATGTGGTACTCTGCTTTGATAATGATAAGGCTGGACAGATAGCCGTAGACAGCGTTAAGGCTTTGTTTAGCCCCAACAAGCTGAAGGTGTGTAAGCTACCCATGAAGGACGCCAGTGACATGCTCATGGCGAATAAGATCAGGGACTTTACAGCGGCATGGTGGGACGCTAAGACACACAGACCTGACGGTATCGTAGCGGGTGTGGACACATGGGATCATCTCATTAATGCTCGCAAGGTTAAATCTATACCGTATCCATGGGCAGGTCTAAATGACTTGACCAAAGGAGTCAGACCCTTTGAGCTAGTGACGATAACCTCAGGCAGTGGCATGGGCAAGTCTCAACTCGTAAAAGAGATTGAATACTTCCTGTTTAACTGCACAGAGGACAACATCGGTATACTGGCTTTGGAGGAATCTCTGTCCCGCACTACTTTAGGTTTAATGTCAATGGCAGCTAATAAACCATTACATTTAGATGAGGACGCAGACACCGCCAGTTTCAAACCTTATTGGGAAAGCACGTTAGGGTCTAATAGATTCTACTTGCTTGACCATTGGGGTTCAACTGGTGAGGAGACGTTAATGTCTCAGATAAGGTACTTGGCAAAGGCTATGGACTGCAAGTGGATCATCCTTGACCACCTGTCAATCGTAGTCTCAAGTCAGGAGAACGGTGACGAGCGTAAGAATATAGACGCAATTATGACTAAACTCAGGACTCTGGTTCAGGAGTTGGGCATAGGTCTATTCTTAGTCAGTCACCTCAAACGTAGCGGTGGACAGGCTCATGAGGACGGAGGAAAGATATCTTTATCTGAACTCAGAGGGTCACAGTCCATCGCTCAATTATCTGACATTGTGTTAGGTCTTGAGAGGGATCAACAGAACGACGATGAGGACGTTCGCAACACTACGACACTTCGCGTACTAAAGAACCGCTACACGGGCTTGACAGGCCCAGCGTGTTACCTAAAGTACGACAAAGTGACAGGACGTATGTTGGAGACACAAAAACCAGCGGAGGTTATAGGTGATTTCTAGTTACGATGACATCATAGAACGGGTTGTGACAACACCCATAATGACTACAGCTCATGAAAAGTCTATGGAGATGGGAACCTTGAGAAACTCAGTCACTAAAGGTGCTGGAAATCTCGTTGGGTTTGTAGGTGAGGGCTTGGTACATGAATACTTACAAGATCAGGGCATGATGTGCGGTTGGACTAACACGTATGATTATGATTTAATTCTTGAAGGAGATACAACTCTTGACGTAAAGTCTAAACGTACCGGCTTCCCACCAAAGCTTGACTACGAGTGCTCAATAACGGCGCTTAATACAAAACAAGCTTGTGATTTATACGTATTCACTAGAGTTCGTAATGATATGACTGTAGGATGGATACTCGGTTTCTTGCCAAAGGCTGAATACTTTGACAAAGCAACCTTTATGGAGAAGGGAACTATTGACTCTTCTAATGGATGGAAGGTAAAATCGGACTGTTACAACGTACCGATAAACGAACTGAGGCCAATAAGTGAACTTATCAAAAAGCAAGACTCTGATACTTGACATTGAGACTGACGGTCTAAAACCTACAATTATATGGTGTTGTGCTACTAATCTGTTTGGAACTGTGTACGATGCTGAGACATTCAAAGCACAGTTATCTAAACATGACGTAGATAACATCGTAGCCCACAATGGCATTGGTTTTGACTACCCAGTTATGGCTAAGTTATGGGGAGTTGATTGGACGAGTTACAAGCTTTACGACACTTTAGTCCTGTCCAGACTGGCTGATCCATCCAGAGAAGCTGGTCACAGTCTACGCCAATGGGGTGAGCGTTTGGGATTCCCTAAGGGTGAGCACGAAGACTGGTCAAAGATTAGCTGTGAGATGGTTGCGTACTGTGAGCAGGACGTAGCAGTTACTGTTCGCGTGTTGGAATGTCTTGAAGAAGAACTCAAAGGATTTAAAGACGAGTCCATAAAGCTTGAGCACGACGTTCAGACAATCATCCAGAAACAGATAAATAACGGATGGTTGATAGACGAGAAACACACACACAATTTACTAGCATTATTGAAGGAGAAGAAGTATGAACTTGAAGAAAATGTACAACAAACTTTTCTACCGTTACCTGTTTTTATTAAGGAGGTTACTCCGAAAGTTAAGAAGGACGGTTCCTTTTCGGCGGTTGGCCTAAAGTTTCTGGGGGATCAGTCTGAGAATGTGGCTGGCAGGTTTTCTCGTATAGACTATCCCCCTTTCAATTTAGGATCAAGACAGCAGATAGGAAGATACCTACAGTGGTTTGGTTGGGAGCCTAAACTGTTTACTGAGAAGGGACACCCCATCGTAGACGAGTCCGTACTGGACACTGTAACGGACATACCGGAGGCAAAACTTATTGCTGAATACCTTATGATTCAAAAGCGTGTAGCTCAAGTACAGAGCTGGCTGGACGCTGTTGAGGAAGACGGTAGAGTACATGGTTACGTAAACACTAACGGCGCTGTGACAGGCCGTATGACACACTCAAGCCCTAACATGGCTCAAGTACCAGCGGTATACTCACCGTATGGACATGAATGTAGATCTTGTTGGTCTGCACCTGAGGGTTATAGTATTGTAGGCTGTGATGCCAGTGGTCTTGAGTTACGTATGTTGGCACACTATATGAAGGATGAGGACTATACTAATGAAATTATCAACGGAGATATCCACACAGCAAATCAACGACTTGCTGGACTTGAATCAAGAAATCAGGCTAAGACTTTCATCTATGCCTTACTATACGGAGCAGGAGATGAAAAGCTTGGGACAGTGGCTGGGGGAGGTAGAAAGACTGGCAAGAAACTTAGAGAATCTTTCCTTCATAATCTGCCATCATTCGCAGCTCTTAAGAAAAGAGTATCAAAAGCAGCGGGGAGAGGATACCTCGTTGGACTTGACGGTAGAAGGCTCACAGTCAGATCAGAACATTCCGCTTTAAACACTTTGTTACAATCCGCAGGCGCTTTGGTAATGAAAAAAGCTTTGACACTTCTGGATGAGTATGCTACAATATGGGGTATAGACTACAAGTTTGTAGGTAACATTCATGATGAGATACAGGCTGAGGTTATCAACGAGCGTACAGACACTTTTGGTAGATTGGCCGTGTCCTGCATACAGGCAGCCGGTCTTGAATGGAAACTAAACTGTCCTCTGGACGGAGAATATAAGGTAGGAAAGACATGGGCACAGACACACTAATAGAAGACATCTATGGCTTGGTGTCTACCAAAGAGGTTTCTGACGGGGTAGACATAGACAAAGAGATAGATAAGCTGGGCGAGTCAATCAAAGAGCTAATGAGGATTGAGTTTAAGAAGGACAGACCTAAGGATACCAGAAAGTTACGCCTGTCCAGCATAGGCAGGACTGATAGGTATCTGTGGAATCAGTATCACGGTACTGAAGGTGAGGAGTTGCAGCCTCACACCTTAGTAAAGTTCTTGTACGGGCATGTCATAGAGGAGTTGGTCTTATTCCTTGCCAGAGCCTCTGGACATGAAGTCACCTGTGAACAGAAACGGTGTGAGGTTGAGGGAGTTGTAGGTCACATGGACTGCAAGATAGACGGTGTAGTGACGGACGTTAAATCCGCAAGCACCTTTGCCTTCAAGAAGTTTAAGGATCGTAGAGTACCTGAGGATGATCCCTTTGGATACGTAGATCAGATCAAAGCCTATGCACACTCAGAGGGTGAGCGTAAGATAGCATGGTTGGCTATGGATAAACAGAATGGGCATTTGACATTCTGTGAGCATGATTTAGACGATGAGTCCGACCCTATGCACGAACACCTCAAGGGGGACATAGCTGAACGTATACGGCATGTAAAAAAGCTAGTAGAGGGGCCAGAGCCTCTGGAGTTCTGCTACCAAGACGTACCAGATGGCAAGTCTGGAAACAGAAAGCTCGCCGCTGGATGTTCTTATTGTCAATTCAGAGACAAATGTTACCCCGATTTACGTACTTTTATCTACGCAAGTGGGCCAAAGTATTTAACAAAGGTGGTTAAAGAGCCTTTTGTCGCGGAGATACCGGATGGCTTTTAAGCAGACAAGGTACGGCATGTACAGGTCAGGTCTTGAGAAGAAGTTCGCTGAGACATTGCCAAGAAAGTTCATGAAGTATGAGCCTTATGACGTACCTTACGTAACCCACAGGAACTACAAACCCGACTTTGTGTACAAAGACTGGCTGTTGGTTGAGTGTAAGGGGTTCTTTAGAGAAGGTGACACACTTAAATATAAATCAATACGGGACTGTCTGGATGAGGATCAAGAGCTGGTCTTTGTCCTGTCAGACCCAAACAAGAAAGTTAGGAAAGGAGCTAAGATGACAATGGGTAAATGGTGTGATAAAGAAGGATTCAAGCACTATACCATCGCTACTACACAAGAGTTGATTGACTATGCCAATGCTAATTGATGAGCTTAGAGAACGTATCCTACAGGAGTACGATGTAGACTTACTCTGCGAAGTCTTGAATATAAGCGCGGAGGACATTTTAGATGCCTTTGAAAATAGGTTGATAGATAAGGTTGAATTATTTGAGGAGTTGATGATTGAAGAGGAGAACGAAGATGTCTATTGACTTAGCGACTAAAGAGGAGTGGAATTCAATTTTAGTGAACAAACCTCCGCATTACAATCAAGGGGGCATGGAGGCCATTGATTACATTAAGCAGCAGTTAGGAGAAGGTATTGTTGACTACTGTGAGGGCAATGTGCTAAAGTACCTACACCGTTGGCGATACAAGAATGGCTTACAAGACTTGCAAAAGGCTCAGTGGTACTTAAACAAAATGGTTGAAGAACAGGCGGGACTAGAATGAAAGTAATTGAAGGAACATTCGGAGAAAAAACAAACGATAACAAAGTAACTGTCCCTTTAGTGTTTGAAGCAATAACTAATAAAGAAGATTTGGAGAACTATGAGGATGCTTTCTGTATCGTAAAGTCTGAAGAGTATATCGTAGTGTCTACCAACATGGAAACATTAGAGCTTTCTTTCTTACTGGATCAAATAAAACTATCACTATTAACTGGAGGGGAGTACGAACTCTGATGGATCAATATCAAGAATACATACACAAAAGTAGATATGCACGATACTTAGATGAAGAGCAGCGCCGAGAAGACTGGGAGGAGACGGTAAACCGTTACGTATCTTTCTTCACTGAGCGTGAGCAGATTACTGACGAAGAGGCTGAGGAGTTGTACAACGCTATTTACGAGCAGAAAGTTATGCCTTCCATGCGCTGTGTGATGACAGCGGGAACAGCCCTAAAGAGAGACAACGTAGCAGCCTTCAACTGTTCTTACCTTCCCATAGACAGCCCCAGATCCTTTGACGAGCTTATGTACATCCTGCTCAATGGTACAGGGGTAGGGTTCAG